GACAAACTTAGTTAGTATCAATACGATACATATGATACTCACTCTTAGGTTTGCCTTTACCATCAGATAGTTCTACAACAACAATGTCTTCACTATCTTTCTTGGTTACTTCAAACAATGAGAGTGAGCGACCAGCTAAGGTTTCATTAAGACTCGCAAGGGTTGCGTTATCATCAACCTTAACAAATACTTTATCCCAAATGCCAAGATGATTAATAGACTTATCCCAAAATGCACCTTGCTCGTTCTTATCTGACTTAGCGAACTCTCTATTCATAACACTTTTATATTTCATAGTTTATTCCTTTATATTTAATGAATATATCAAAGTAAGGGGGGAAAATGCACTCCACCTAGTAAGAGGGGTGTATATTCAACGAATCGTTAAATTTCAACGAAAATGTAAATTATAAACCAAAATAAGGGGGGAGTGCATTTCATATATATTACGCACACACATTCTAGTTGCATTTTTTAAAGTTAATTTTTAATTTAGTGTATGAAACGTAAAAAACAACATTTAGAGAAATTAGATAAAAAAACTGGTAAATGGGTAAAAGTAGATTTAGCAGAAGCTAATGAAGAAATGATGCAGATTTATGATAGAATGGAAGCTGAATTAGAAATATCAGCAAAAATAGAAGCAATGAAACTTGGGTTATATACTTTAAAAGAGAAAAACTGACTAATTAGCTAATTATAAATACGTTTATATATAAACTACGAATATATTAGCGATTAATTATCTTATTTATACCCTACATTAGGAGTAATATGAAGAAACCAAAGAAAAAGTTAACATACAAAGAAATGCTTGGCGTTATTGCAGGTATGGATAAAATGATACAAGAGCAACAAATGTTAATTTTCAACATAGATAAGGTGGTACAAGAGTATATTGACTACAAAAAAGAAACTGAATCCTTCAAAAAATTTTTAGAAAAAAAATATGATAACAATAACAAAGAAGTTAAAGAGAAATAACTTCCAACCTCAAACGTTTCGAGTGTATACAAAGCAAGAAGCTAAGGATTCTGGTTTGAAATGGAAACATTGGGGTGAAGCAAAAGAGGGAGAGTATGGGATATCAGACGATGGGTATGTTGCTGAGTGTATATATCGCAAGGTATATGGAGAAAAAGTGGAATATACCTATCCATATGGTAGACAATGGCTAACTGCATGGGGTAAATTAGAGTTTGAACCGCATTGGAGGTCTAATAACTTTAGTACGGTGTCTACAAAGAGCTATAATGACATAGAAGTGCAGAAAAAAGGTGCAGATATAGCTATGGATGCGTATATAGCGTATAAAATGGCAGGATTATCGCCAGATTGGGAGAAAATAGGCAGATTATACAGGCCTGACCAAGAAAATCCTGTGATTGCTGCAAAAAGATTGTTTAAAACAAAACAGGTAAAGAAAATGATACAAGATAAACTAAAAGATATTTTGATTGATAAGGATATTGATGAAGGATTTGTACTTGATGTAATAAAAGATGCTATTGAGGTAGCTAAAGTAAAAGAAGACTCTGGTAATATGATACGTGCAGCAAAAGAGCTGTCAGAGTTTTTAGATATGAAACCAAAGACAAAACAGGTTACAGAATCTTTGGAAATGGATATGTCACATCAAATTGCAGATAGTTATGAAAAACAAACAAAAAAATTAAAAGCTACACAAACTAGGCAAATAGATGAAGAAAACAATAGTTATATCGGGGAAGAAAGCAAATCTGAGTGAGTTACTAGCAGTATTGCTAGAAGTTGCAGAGGATTTTGAAGTTACCATTGTAATTGAGGATTGATGGATAAAAAAAAGATTTTATTAGAAATGCAGCAAGATATGCTGTTATTTGGTCGTATGGTTATGCCAAATATGTTTAGTAGTGAATCTCCACCGTTTCATTACGATTTGACAAAACATTTATTGAATGAAGAAGATAAACAAATAAATATTATTGCACCGAGGGGTCATGCTAAAAGTTCTGTAGTAGCTGGGATATGGCCATTGTTTCATTTAATGTTTACCCCTGGTGTTAAAGTTATTGTTTTAGTATCAAGAACACAATCTCATGCAACAAAGTTACTTGGTACTATAAAAGATGTTTTAGACTATTCAAAAGAGTTTCGATATTTTTTTGGGTATTGGGGAATGCAGTCTGCTAGGAAATGGACCAATACAGAAATAGAATTGAAAGATGGAAGTTTAATAGTATGTAAAGGTACAGGACAACAAATAAGGGGAATCAAACATGGTAATCAAAGACCAACACTTCTTATATTGGATGACCCAGAAGATGAAAATAACACAAAGACTTCAGAAGCTATGGAATATAATTTACGTTGGCTCTTGCAATCTGGTGTTCCATCCTTGGACCCGTTATCTGGTAGAATATGTGTTATTGGTACTCCGCAGCACGAACGGTGTATGGTGGAGACATTAAAAGATATGAAAGGTTGGAATACATTAGAGTATAGACCAATACTAGAAGAAGACTATACATTATGGGAAGAAGTATGGCCAGTAGAAAAATTACAACAAAAGAAAGAAGAATTAGAAAGTATTAATCGTTTATCTGTGTTTTATAGAGAATATCTTTGTCAAATTGTAGGAGATGAAGATAATTTATTTAGAAAAGATGATTTAAAGTACTATGAAGGGTTTATTGAACGAGATGAGCAAGGGTTGTCAACTCTCGTTCTGACGAACCTAGATGGTGAGGAAGTAGACGAGAGGAGACCTGTAAACGTGTTTACTGGAGTCGACCCTGCATCTAGTACAAAGAAAGGAGCTGACTATAGTGTCATATTCAATATTGCTGTCGATGGGGATAATAATAGGTTTGTGTTGCCTTATTTTCGCAAAAGAGCAACGCCCTTGGATTTGGCAGATTCGATTATTAATAACTTCAAAAATTACAGAAGTGCTAAAACACGTATTGAGTCTGTTGGATATCAGGAAATGCTTAGACAATATATTAAAGAACAAGCAGAAGAGTTAGGTATGTTTATACCTGGTCTTGAAATAAAAGAAAATCCAAGAACTAGCAAATCATATAGATTAGAAAGTTTACAACCACTATTTGCAAACGGTAAAGTACATATACAAAAAAATATGCAAGCATTTATAGATGAATGTACTTTATATCCAAGAGGTAAGCATGATGACTTACTAGATGGATTTTTTTATGCAAATAAAAACTGTTATCGACCTGCACATGAATCTCAAGTAGCAGAGCAAGAACCTTCTTGGTTTTCAAGAAAAACTAAGTCTTGGAAGACTTTATAAATAATCCTTGACAAGAATCTAAATATTCCCGTAATTTAGACCTATTACGTTTATGGATAAAAGCAAGTACTTTTTAACATTTGAACAATTTATTTCTAAGATAGATAATTTAGATAAAGTAGAAGTACCACAGGGGTATATAAAAATAGATGGCCAAAAAAATACAAAAAAGAACACAAAGCACAAGAACGCAAAGTCAAGATGATTTAGAGTTTGTTTTTGATTATGAAACTGGTGATGTAAATCAAGTTGAAATAGATGAAGAGGTACAGTATACTAGAGAATTATTTCATGATTATAAAAGTGCAAGAGAGCTATGGGCTCAAAAATTTCAAGAATCTGTAGAGTTTAGAGCAGGTGCACAATGGACTAATGAAGAACGTGATGTATTAGAATCACGTGGTCAAGCACCTATTGTAGTAAATAGAATACATCCCATAGTAGAAACAGCAAAATCTCTTTTAACATACAATTCACCTCAGTTTCGTTCCACTGGTCGTGAAGATTCAGATAGAGATACAGCAAAAGTTTTTTCTGATTTATTTCAATATATATGGCAAATATCTGCTGGTGATGAAGAATTAAAACAAGCTATTGACGATTATTACGTTGGTGGTATGGGAGTTTTGCAAGTATATCAAGACCCTGATGCCGATATGGGTAAAGGTGAAGTGTATATCAAATCTATAAATCCATTAGATGTATATATAGACCCAAATGCAAAAGATGTGTATGCTAGAGATGCTGCAAATATATTAGTAACAACTTATATGACAGATGAACAAGCAATGCAAACATATCCAGAGTTTTATGATATTATTGAACAATCTGCTATGCATCCTGATGAATCAGATGATTACCCAGTTACAAACTTAGCTGCTACTGAAGGACAGCTTTTTACTACAGATGGTACAGAAACAGTTCATAATAGAAGGCAATATATAGAACGTTACTCAA